TTTTATGTATTTTTAGGGGGATATCCCCTTTTTTTTTATTCTCTTCCTCTCATATTTTATTTTTTATTGTTTGAACCCATATTATATTATACTATTATTAAGAAAAATAATAATAGTATAATGTTAATCACCTGTTCATAAGGTTTATTTACAATTAACTTATTATACATTTTTTAAACATTTAGAATTATTTTTATTTAGATTGAAACTACCCACGTTTGGGAGCCGTTCATATCCATAGTTAATGCAAGGGTGTATTGAGCATAAACCAATACTACCATATTTGCTGGAGCAAAATCAATATTTCCTACCAATTGAACAACAGATCCTAAAGTGGATAGCCCACTATATAATGCGTCCGGATCGGTATGTGGTTTCATTGCTTCAGTATCAATCATCGCAAGAAAAACTCCACGGTTATTTTCAAAGTTTTTAACATTATTAGTTTCTTCTGTTCCATCAGGTTGAGAAAAATAAAACCTATCAGCAAATACTGGTGCCGCAGTAGTACTGAGTGTAACTTGATAAGGTGCAAGGGATGATTCATGTTGAAAATCCGCAAGAGATCGAGACCCAACACCAATTTCCGCAACTGTTTCTGATACGTTAGTTGGCCCAACTTGTATGCGTTTCCGTGGGTGTTCTTCACCATTTACAGATAAACTAAACTCAGTTAAATCACCACAACTACGATTAGAAACAGACAACGAACCCGCAGTGTTCAAAGTTGGATAAAATGCAAAAGAGACACGATCAAGACTACTGAAACTAAACCCACAATTAACAGATAAAACACTATCGTTCGCACTTACGTTTCCTTCAGCAGTTCTAACGTCACTACAAATAAGTTCAAATCGTCCACCCGTGTTAGCCATAACCATTGCATTTGCGTCAGCACTTAAACGGATATATTGGCATATCATTTCACATGGATTAATGGTAATATTTGCATCAGTAGCACCTCCAATAGTTCCTTTAGCAGCACTCGCCCAAGTGATACGATACGAAAGTGTTGACCGCCCCATAAGCGGTATATATTTTGATGAAGAGTAGAGTGGATTAAACGGGAGGGGTATACAATACGTCTTACTTTCATTAGTATCAATTACATCTAAAGCATCAGCACTGAAAGACGTTCCAGCAATAGCCCTTCCGAAATTATCTTTCCAATTTTGACCAACTTCAGAATCTAAATATTGATGAACTAAAGCACCGTAGTTACTGATATTACTGATAGTCTGTCCATCAGCTAAGATCTCAAGCCTATCAATCAATGCCCATGCTGATTCCAAGTAAATTGAAGCGGTATGTGCATTATTGACTGTAAATTTTAAATATGAATTTTGAACATCCCAAAACGTCGCCATTTGGTTACCTGCAATGTCAATTCTTGCTGTCTGAGTTGCTGTGAAAGTAACGCCATTACTACATGGGATTATGTGTCTCGATGCCCGACTGGAGACCGCTCTTTGTTTTTTTGAAAGATAGTTTAATCGTTCGCTTGCTACTTCTGCCATTGTTATATATTAATCTAAATGTTTTTTATAAATTATTAGTAAAATTCAAGTTTCTCCCAATCAACCCTTTTTTTCATATTCTTATTTTTCTTCCTTGCCATTTCTAAAATATCTTTTTTACTGTGTTTATTTAAAAGTTCCGGTAGTGTAATAGGTGTTTTTTTATTTACTCTCTTAATTGGTCTACATGCTTTAGTATCTTTAACAGATTCCCCACACTCAACCACTTTACCACTTTTTACAAAAGGTATTACCATAACCCATTTTTCTTTATACCATTGGCTTATTCCTTCTTCATTTTTAGTCCCGTAATATTTACCGCCTCGTGATTTATATTCTTTTACAATCCATGAAGACGCATATAAAGAAGGGTATCTTTTAAAACGTTTCTTTGCTTCTTCTTTTACAGTTTCGTATAATTTCTCATTCTTTGGTATTGACATATTTATAATTATTAAATATTTTATTTTAAAGTTCGTGTAAACTCATTATGATAATTTGCGTTCGTTTCTTGTGCATTATAATAACAAAATTGTAAAGTTATTGTTCCATTTGTCATTTCCTTTTCTAAAGCGTCGCTTTCTTTAATAAATTTTAAAGTTATTTTGTCTGGTCTTGCATTTGTTAAAAGTTCTATATTGCCTTTATCAATAAAAAAAGATTTATTACCGTGATCCTTAAGTTGTGCGTGTCCAATAATATGTCTTTGTTTTTTATTATAAATATTAACACCACCATTTGCATAATCAATTAAAACAGAATTATGCGTTTGTGCTGGTGTTAAATTTGCCGCTACAATTGATACAGTGCATACTGTGGATCTTTGATTGGTATAATATGTTTGTGGTATTCGCCATGTATAAATACCATTGGATGGGTTTTCATCTGCTTCACTTAAAAATAAGGTGACGTAGTCTTTGATGTTTAGCGTGTTGTCATACATTTTATATATATAATATATATATTTATTATAATAAAAATGTGTTTAGAATGTATTTTTGAAAAACTTTTAAATATTATTTGCTGTTTTTTTATTTTGTTTATACTTTTCTTAATTGCTTATAATTATGTTTTAGCGTCGTATATGATGTGATGTTGGATGTGGTTGAGATTCAAAACGTGGTTGATTGCTTTGTGTTGGTGGTTGTTTAGATTCAAACCCTGAATCTTTCATCGCTGCACGTGATGCTTTTTGTAGTCCACGTCTTTCTTCTTCTATTGCCTTAATTGTTTTTTCTGCTCGTCTTCCTGTTGCTGCCAATCGTTGTGCACCCATCGATAGCCCAACAAGTGGTGCTGCTAATTCTGGTTGACCTAATGCCATTGCTGCGGTTGCACCTAATGTAGCCAGATCCGATATTGGCTGACCCATTCTTGCTACATAATGACCAGTTTTTTTAATTCCTAAACCTACGGCGGATACGCCTTTATAACCGAATTTTGCTGCTGAAGCGATTTTGTGACCGAATTTTTTAAAGAATCCCATTATATATAAAAACTACATATTATTTTTTTTTATTTTTTACTTTTTCTTGTTCTAAATCTTTTAAAAGTTTTTTTCCTTTAATATCTTCTTCTCGTGTGTTTTCCTCTTCCAACAAGTAATCATTTAAAATAGTTGGTAAACGTTTTTTACTAAAGTGACACGTAACAGATATTGACCAATCTATACCATTCATCTGTAATAATTCCAAATTGTCATCAGTTAAACTAACATTAAAATGATTTATACTTCGATCACTAATAAGATAAAATTGATTCTCAGTTTGTTGAAATTCTATATAATCACCAAATCCACAACATACATCAACTTTAGATAAAACACCGTTAAGATCTCCACCTGCTCTACTGTCTAAAGATTGAATTGATAAATTATTTAACATAACATATATTGATTGTGTACCTGATAAATTACATATATTAGGTGCTGTATAAGAATAAGTATAAGGTAATATTGTAAATGGTGGTATCCCTAATTCTTTATTCATTGTTGTGTTCCGTAGTTGTATATTTTGAGTTAATGAAGAAAAAGTAAACTTTAATGAAGAAGGATTAAAAGAACATGTAATATCATTTCCATCTGCGGCGAACGCTTCGTTAAATGCTGTTACTATATCTTCCGTATTATAATTCTGTGGGGGGAGTGTTACAGTTGTTTCACCGTTAATACTTCCATCAATAGTTAAAGTATTATTATTATTTGTTATATTATAAAATGCTACTGGTATTTGACATGCTGTTAAACCAACCATGATATGTGTATCTGGTGGGCATTGTATTATATTATCTAAATAAAAAATACAATTTGAATTATCGTTTCCATTTTGATATACGGTTGCTTTTGATGAATCTAAATATATTGAAACTGATCCAATGTGTGTATCGTTTAAAGTATGGTTAGGCATATTTATATATTATAAATATTTTATTTAAATGCTACCGCATAAGGCATAGTTGGAGTATAAAAATAATTTGCATTTGTTGGAATTGGATTTGTAATTGTTATTAATCCGTCGTTAGTGTGTCTAATTACTGGATCAGTTACATGACGTTTAACATATTCTAAATCAACAACACGATCGGCTAAAAACATTTGTCCGTCATATTGTGCACGTGGATCAATAGGTTGAGGAGCGACGCCGACTGCGATAGGCTGTTGGGGTGTGGGGTTGTTCATTGGTTGTTGTTCCATGATTATATATATATTTAAACATTTTATTTATTTTACTTTCTCTTTTTTTTAATCTTAACTTGAACTTAAATTTTATTTTAAATTTAAGTTTGAACATATATTATAATACATATTTTTTTTATGGCCTTCCTCCAATTTTTGAAATCTACAAAAGGGCTTAAAGACATAATATAACCCTTTAAAAATCATCTTCAATAGTAAATTTATGATCCGTTTCTGCTTTACTGTATTGCGTTACTCTTTGTTCAAAAAAGTTGGTTTTTGATTCCAATGATATTGCTTCCATAAAAGTAAATGGATTAGGAGTATTGTATAATTTATTATAACCTAATCTAACCAACCAAAAATCGGCTATATATTCTATATATTCACTCATTAAAGTTGCATTCATACCAATCATAGCACATGGTAAAGACTCAATAATAAATTCCTTTTCAATATCAACTGCATTTTTAAACATGTTGTGGATCTCCTTTTCTGTTAATCTGTTTTGTAATTTACTATATAATAAAACCGCAAACTCACAATGCAAGCCCTCATCTCTTGCTATAAATTCGTTGGCTGTGACTAAACCTTGTAAGGTCTTAGCACCTCCTTTTGATTTGTTCCAAAAAATAGCACAAAATGAACCACTAAAAAAGATACCTTCAAAAATTAGGAAGCCTATTAATCTATATTTAAAAGGGCATCCACAAGTTATCCATTTATGAGCGTAATCATATTTTTTTTTAATAACTGGTATATGTTTAACAGCTTCAAATAATTTTTCTTTCTCTTCTTTATCTGGTATCATTGAATCTAATAATAAAGTGTATGTCTCATTATGTATATCTTCCATTGCTTGTTGCCATCCATAACATGCTTTAATAACTGGTATATCTATATCTTCCATAAAATTATTGCTTATATTTTCATTTACGATTCCGTCTGCTGCTGCAAAAAAAGATAATACCATTTTAAAAAAGTGACGTTCATTTTCACCCATTTTAAGATACACTGCCCGATCACCAGAAAAATCAATTTCCGGTGGTGTCCAAAAGCAACTTTGTTGTTTTTTATATAATTCATATACATCCTGATAGTCATGTAAATAACTACCAAACACATAACAATTATCATGTTTTTTAAGTAATTCTTCATTTGACATTATAATATATTCTATATATATTAATTTTAAACTATGCGGTTTATTTGTTCAATATGTGGTGGTGTTAGTTCTAAATCTGTTTGAGAGTCTCCACGTGATACCGTCTTAACTTGTAAGTGATCCCCGCAACATGATGAAGAAGTCGCCACACGTAACTTATATATTTTATAAGCAATTACGGCTAAAACTAATGATCCCGCCCCCTCGATTGTATATTGTGTCAATGATGAAAAATCCATATATATAATATATTAGACTTTTTCTATAATAAAAAAGTCCTTATACGTCCTATATTTTTTTGGTTGCCTACGTGGTTTAAAATCGTTGTATGTTATATTATTTTTTGTAAATTGTATAATATCTTTTTGTCTTAAAAAACATCTACTAAAAATAACAACATTGTTTAAATCAACGATTTTTAATTTATACATTTTATTATTATAATATATTCTTTTTTAGATTATTATTCTTGTCCCATCCCTTGTATTTTTTTTTTTTCTTTCTTAAGTCTTTTGGTCTCTGCTTTTTCTACTTTTCCAACCATTTCATCCATCAATTTTTTTAAAATCCTTTCTTCTCTGTTTGGGTAATCATTAATTGCTTTATCTAAAGTATTTTGCAACATTCCATTCTTTAATAAATTTAGATAATCTATATTTTTGGCGTATTCGGATCGTTTATCACTCAAACTCATATCTTTGACTTTATTATAAATTCTTCCAATTATTGTAAGATCATCTTGTGTAATAGTGGCTCGGGGTTTCCGTTGGTTTAGTGTTGGTGGTGCATCATCTATTAATAATCCTGTTTTCTCTTCTTCTTGCGGGTCTACACTTGATGACATTCTTGCGGGGTCATCTTGTATGTTTATTGGTGCTGGTGCTGGTGCGGGTGCTGGCGTAAATGTTCGGGGTTCTTCATCGTCATTTACATTCCAAATATATCCCAATGCCTCATCGGTTGCTTGTCTTTCTTCTAATGTATTTTGTCGTGCTTCGGCTTGTTGTTGTCTTGTTGCTAAAGTCTGCATGCCTTCTTGTAATACTAATTGATTCCTTCCTAATTCAGCCATTCCGGTTTGTATATCTTCTATCATTTGTGGTGGTGTATTATTAATTGTTAAGTTTTGGTTTGGTTGTTGTTGTGGTGGGTTGGTTATATATATATTTGGTTGTGGTGGTTGTGGTTGATTTATTGTTATGTTTGGGGGGAGTTGTTGTGGTGGATTTAAAACTTGAGTTCCTAAAAAGTTTAATTGTGATCTTAATATACCAATATTTGACGATAAATTTTTTATTTTATCTTCTGCTTGTGCTTGTGCTTGTTGTGCTTGTGCCCTTACTTGATAAACATTATTCATAAGGTTTTGATTCATTTCAGCTTGTCTTGACATAGTATCTAAATTACCTCTCCCACGCTGTCCCCTCATAGATGTTGCTTTGGGTACAAATCCTCTTGCTCCTTTTGGTTGCTTAGGTGCTTTATCACTTCCACCCTTTCCAACATTAATATTAATAGTAATACCACGCTCCCCACGTGTCTTGTCCGTCTTCTTCTTCTTTGTCTTCTTCTTCTTTTTTTTGTCTTTTGTTTTTTTTTTCTTTAATATGATAACATCTTTCTCTTTTTCTGCCATTATTATATATATGTATCATTATAATATTTAAAATATTATTTCTTCGAAATTTTTAAAATACCTATATTTATTACTTTTTTTCAACGTCATATCAATCATTAAATGATTATACCTTCCATTAAAAATAAAATTAAAAAGGTCTATACTGTCTCTTTTATGAATTGGTAATATTTCGGATGTGATGGCCTCTTGTTCTTGCATTGTCTTTGGTCTAAATATAAAAGCAACATTTGCGTTACTTCTAATACCTGTTGGGATCATAGTCCATTTTTGAGAAATAATAATACATGTTAAATTTTTATGCCTTCTGTTTTGTAAAATTTTGGTTAATAGTGTTTCATTATATCTATTTTGTCTAAGTGCTGCCGCTACATCATCCAATATCAATAAATTAAACTTTTTTTCTTCATCCTGCTCACCTTCCATAAGTGATGCGTCTAAATGGTCTTCTAAATCTTCCATGCATTCATTAAAATCTTGATATTTTTGTTCTTCGGGAATTTTAAATACATCTTGTTTTAATGTTGCGGTTGATGGAGAACATAAAATGATTTTATGAAAGCATTTCCTAAATGATTGTTTGTAACCATTTTTACTACCCGTTTTACTTATTAGATTTACTAAAAGGGATGTCTTACCTGATCCAGATGAACCACAAATTAAAATAAGACTGCCATTAACTATAACATCTAAAGGGGGGACGACGGTTTTACATAAAACATGATCGGTATCCATGGGAACCGCTCCATAATCTATATCTTTATTTGGGATTGTCTTATACATTGTTATATATTATATAATATACATAAAAATATATGAAAAGATAGGGGGTTTTTTTCACGTTTAATTATTTAAAAATTAATCTTCGTTGAGGTATATTATGAACTGGTTGTTGTGGTGGGTAATTTTCATCGCTGTCATCATCTTCACTACTGCTTTCAATAATTACCTTACGCTTTGGTTTCTTCTTTTTCTTCTTACTTACATATACGATCTGCTCATCGCTACTATCACTATCGGACTCGATAACGATTTGCTTCTTAGGCTTTTTCTTATTTATCTTTGGTTGAACTTTTTTCTTCGGTTCCTCATCTTTAATTTCTACGTTTGATTCTTCCTTTTCAATTTTTTCAATCTTATCCAACTTCTCTTTAGCCATCCGTTTAACCTGGTTACGTCTGCTTTTTTCTCTACCCTTTGCTAAGGCTTCTTTTTGTTTTTCTGTAAGGGGTGGCCTTCCTTTTTTTTTGGCTGGTTTTTGGATTGAATCTGTCTCATTAACATCTTCGGCTTCTTTTTGCTCGGTGTCGTCAATTTCGTTAATAACGGTTTCCATAATTTTAACTTCGTTAAGTTGTTCATCAGTCATTATATAATATTCTAAATATTTTTTTTTTATTAATTTTTCCACGGCTGGAAACTTAAATAAAAAATATTTAGAATATATATATGGAACAAAAACCAGACGAAAAACCACAAGTTATAAAAGATGATTTGGATGAGAAGCCTGAACAATGGAAGCCTTTATCAGATTTATCAAAGTTTGGATCTAATGTCGATGATTTGGATAAAACAAATTGGGATTGTTTAGATTATTCTTGTTCTCGTGATGAGAATTGGTATCGGGAACGGTTCGGCGGATTTAGTGAAGAAATAATTAAAATTTTGGCTCATTGTGATGGAACTAATAAAAGACCTGAAAACGAGAAAAATGAATGGGAGAAAAGACAAGCATTAGAACAAGAATTAAAAGAAAAATTAACAGTTAAATTTGATTAATATTTATATATTAATAATTCGAGAGACCATGGAAGAACATTTAATAACTTTCTTTTCATAAACATCCTTTCAATTATTTCAACTTTTAAATTAAATAAAACTTTCTTCCAATAAGTTTTAGAACCTTTTTTATATCTTTTATATTCATATAAATTAATATTTAAACGGTATGATAAAAGTTTAACACGGCGATATATTTCTGCTTTTTCGGTTTTTACCATTTATATATATATTATCTGTATTATATATATAAAATGTCAAAAAATTTACGTGGATATAGTGGAATGCAACCTATAATCAATTTGGTTGATATTACGGCATCGTCAATAACTGCAACAAATGGAACATTTACAAACTTATCAATAGGAACTTATACAATAACTACATTAAATGTAAATAATTTGGTAGCAACTGGGACGGTAATTTTATCAGGTTTAACACAACAAAACCCACTCAATACAGATAATCATAATATATTAATTCATGACCCAACAACAAATAGGCTTTATAAATTTAATAGTCTTTATTTTTCACCAATAAACGATCGCTTATATGTGCCTAAATTAACGGTTGAATATGGTTTAACATTAAACGCAGATGCAGAGATAAACTCAAATCATGATTTTTATTTTCGTGAAATATTACCAGCTGTAGGAGGAGATAAAGGCGTTATTTTTTGGGAAAACATAGCAAGGATAATAGGGAGACGAACATCCGCAGGCTTACCAGAATTACAACTTGTTAATAATACAGCAAGACAAAGCGGAATAGATTATCAAATCTCATTACAGGATACATCAACACAACTAAATACAACAAATACCATAAACTTTAGAATAAATAATGCTATAAAAATGACAATAGATAATTCAAATATAACATTTTCAAATATAGACTTAATAGCACGAGATATAGACGCAAATGATGTTACAGTCAATGGGACACTTAACGCAGCAAACATAACTTTTACATCCGCAAATGTTCCGGGCGGTTTAACTGTAGGTGGGTTAACTGATCTAAATGGGGATTTACAAGTTGCAGGGAGTGTTGAACTAACACAAATGGCATTACCCCCACAAACATTTGGATATGGTATAAATGTTCTTATGTGGGATGCAGGCACACGCCTTTTATCAGCAGATAATAGCTTTAAATATTATGGATCAACTGACACATTAGAAATATCAAACTTAAATGTAGTGACAGCGGCAACAATTTTTAATTTAAATGTCACTAATGATTTTATCCAATTTTCAAGGTTGGCTGATACAACTTCTGACTTAAATTTTAATATTCAATTCATAAACTCCAGTAATAAATTACGAGAGAATACAGCATTAAGGTTTAATCCATTTACAGAAACACTAAGAGTAGGCAATATATATGTTATTGATAATATAGAAATCGCAGGAGATACCACCATAACAGCACCACAACCACCAGCACCGAGTTTATATAATAACCGTATCCCATTTATTGAAGGTTCTACAGATACTGGGAACTTAGAATCCTTCAACTTATTTACTTTTAATCCAACCAATCAGGTTTTAAATACTCCATCCATATCAACCAGTATAAATATAACAAATGCTGGAACTACAAATCTTAACGGGACTACAACAGTTACAGGAAATATAGATTTACAAGGTGACACAACAATAAGTGCTATATCACCTACAATCAGTCAAAATTCAAGGATTCTATTTATAGATGGGAACGGGGCTACAACTGGAAAATTAGCCAATCAAGGAAACCTATATTATAACCCTTCATCTAAAACGTTAGTAAGTCAAAAGGCTACACTTACGGAACAGGTAGTAACTCCCAAAACTATATTTACATTGGCTGATCAAACAAATGGAGAAATTAATTTAAATGCGACTTATGGTATGTTTTATACTCACGATGATGGGCATGTTTTTCGTAAAGGACCGGATTGGAAATTAAGAATAGGCACCAATGAATCAACATTTTATCATAACCTTCAAATCAGAGGTAACACATCAAATGCACCACCATTAGTAATTAACAATTCACTAACTGAGGCAAGTTATGATCAAACTACAAAGCATCATTTTGAAATAGGCGGAGCTTCAAAATTCTATATTACCAATACCGACACCACAGTAAAAAATACATTAAACTTGTGGAATACAACACTTGGTAGCGACGTGACTTCCGGAGAAAATCAGACCATTAATTTTTTTCATACTACGTCAGCCGGGGCGAGTGAGTATTTTGGTTCTATACGATCTTCCGTCAGTAGTAGCAGTGAAAAATTGATGCAATTGTTGTCAAACCCCAATCCATCGTGCGGTTATTTTCTCCAATACAATAGTGATAATGGGCACCTCGATGCGTGTGCGGGTTTAACTCAAAATGACGCCAGAGTTCATCTACGTATTAAAAGCAACATAATTCTTGGTGCGAGGGATAATGACGGAGTGCATATATTTGCACCAATCACTACCGGAACTGATACATGCCCAATCTTATTTGGAAGACCTACTACTGTTGCTAAGTCAGCGTCTTACAACATTCGCACAAACACCGATTTAAATTATAACGCTTCAACGTCAACACTTACATTGAATATTTTAAACGTCAGAGGTACCACAGCAGGTGTAACACCATTAGAAATTAACAATTCAGCAACAGTAGCAACTTATAATCAAACTACACGCCACAGCTTTCAAATCAACGGATCATCCGCATTGGATATCACCGGAACCGATATCTTTTTTAATAGAGATATGTCGATTTATCAAAATCAAAACTTCACACTGTATGAACTCAGCACAGCGTTTGGTGGCGTCAAAAATGAAATTAATTTCTACAATTTAGGACGAATCAGATCGTCGCGAGAAGTTGGAACGTTGTATCCACGTTTAGACATCTTCAACGAGACGGCGAGTAATTTTGTGGACTACCAACTAAGATGCAACATTGAAGAAACCTTGATTAATACCGGTAATCAAAATGCAACCGGATCCGTCAAAATTCAAGTCGACACGACGGATAAAATTGTTGTCACCTCTCTTAAAACCACCATAAACAATCGAGTTTTAGTGGCTAATAACAGTCTTACAGTTTTTGAAACTATACGATATGGTAGTGAGTTCTTTTACACGCCACTTAATTATACCTACATAATAGGTAATACAGATCTTATACAAACGATTGATGTTGTGGGTAGCGGAGTGAATAACGGTAAATTTGGTCAGGGTGTCTATTTGAGTATTGAACGGACAGGTGTCAAGGCAACGGCTTTTGGGAGTAACGCCGATTTAATCTCGTGGAATGCATACGTACTCAACACAAACACACCCACTCAATGGACGGTTTATGCATTTATTGCCGGAATATGGGAAATAACGGTGACGTGTGATTATAAAACGGACGTCGATGGCACCAGTAACAGAGTCAACCCAATCATGCGGTTAGAACTTAACGGTACAGAAATAGAAGAAGGAACACAATCCCTCTACATACGTCATCAACTTGGGCGTGTTGCAACTATGAGAACGAATCACATATTACGACTAAGCCAAGCCGATAGAATAAAGTTAAAAACATACGTAAATTATGGCGGTGCTCTAAACTATTCATCATTAATAGCTGTTGGTGATTTTGAGTTATCAAACTTTTATTTCAGGGCTACATTTTTAGGACCACTTGACGAATATGACAGAACACCATAAAAAAAATGTTTGTATAATTATAATGCCTATTTTAACTTACTTTGGTAAATCAAACAGAGATAAAAAAAGATTTGTAGCCATGTTTCAAAATCCCAAAAAAACAGTTCATTTTGGTTTTAAAGGTGCAGATACATATATTGACGGAGCAGATAAAACAATAAGAGAAAATTATAAAAAGAGACATAAAACAGATCTTAAAACTAATGATCCATTAAGGGCGGGATATCTGAGTTATTATGTTATTTGGGGTGATTCAAGAGATGTTGAAAAAAATTTGAAATCATATTTAAAAAGATTTAACATAAAAGATAAAAGACTTAAATATTAAGGGGGATAATATATTATAATAATGGTAAGAGTAAAGACAGCAGATATCAAAGAATACCGCAAGGTATATAAAATGAAGAATGAAAATAAACAACGCCGTAAGCAATTGATAAAAAAACATATGTGTAAATGTGGTGGTAAATATGATGATGATCATAAAACAAGACATGAACAAAGCAGAAAGCATTTAAGATATTTAGGTGAAAAACTTATGCAAGATCCAATTATTGAAGATTTTGAACACCCATCTTTTGAAACTGTTGATATGACATACTTTGAATTTATTTTATAAATAAACGCACCCCAAATCAGATTTAAAAAAAAAATGTTTAGAATATTATTATGAATCCTTCTAAACAACAAACAACAAAAAATGATCTTTCAACTTATAAACTCGTCGAAAACTGGAAAATACTTTTCGGTAAGTATAAGGGCTGTTGTTATGGAGAAATTCCGGATGACTACCTAAAATGGGCTTATGACAACGATATTATAAAAAATGAAAAAGTAAATGAATATATTGAAGAACGGTTGAATATATAATTATAAATAAACGCACCCGTAAATATACTTAAAGAATAAAATATATAGTATATTATAAAAATGGCACAAAATAAAGAACTTGTTGAACAATACTTTAAAGAAAATGTTTTTAAGGATTCTACACAAAAAGAATATCAAAAACATTTTAACTTTTTACAAAATAAAATAGACTTCAAAGAAGATGAAGAAAAATTAATTGAATATTTTAAAAATGCTGTTCAAAATCCAAACACACGTAGCAATAAATTATTCCCAATATTACAACTTAGAAAGTTTCATAAAATTCCATATCAAAAATTAGAAGAATACAGAACAGATCTAAAAAATGAAATTAGGGTTCATCGTTTGAAGAAGTTGAAAGAAGATAAATCAAAATTGATGTCATACACTGAATTATTAAATGAACTTGATAAACTTCATGGGATACCATTTATTGTTAATTATATGTGGATCTTCCATGCATTACGAAATGCTGATTTAAATGCAATTATTAAACATATGACCCCAACTGATGATGATAATGTAATTGTATATGATCCAAACGCAGACACAAATAATAAACAGGTTGTATTTTATATTAGAAATTATAAAACAGCAAATACATATGGAGATAAAAAGATTGTTGTTGATAATAACCGCTTTTACAATGAATTAAAATCTTTAGAAAGAAAAGACGGTGAGCCTTTGTTTATGGTAAAATATGGAGAGAGAGCGACAGCAGGAAGTGCGAATACATATATGAATAAGATGGCTATTGGTGGATTGAATGAAACCAAAATAACAAAAATTGTTATGAAGCATTGGATTGATGCAAAAAACTTTGCTATGATTGGCAAGATGTCACAAGACAGAGGAACAGGACTTGCAACCTTATATAGCAGTTACAATTTATATGACAAAGAAATAAAACATGATGCAATTAAGAAGGAATTAAATTTACGTTTCAAATAAATAAATAAATATTTAAATAAATAAAAAAAGGGTTATGGGTTTTTACTCATGACCTTTTTTTTATTTATCTATAAACCCCTTTATATACTATTATAGGGTAATGCGTTTTTTAACTGGTTTAAAGATATATAGTAATAATATAATAAAGATGATTGGAGATAAAAAAGTTATTACGTGTAAGTTCAATAATGGAAAGCCAACTTTTGAGAAAGGTTGGAAAGATAACAAGACATTCAAGGAGTATAATGAATGCGACGAAGAAAACGCTTTAATGTGTGGTATGTGGATTAAAAACAGTAAAGGGGAAAAGTTCTGTCATGAAAATGCAATAATTGTTGTAGATTTGGATTTTTACAAACCGAAAAACGGATGGGATGACATTACGGAACATCCATTTATTAAAAAGTTTGGGGAAGACTTTGTGAAGAAGTTTAAAACATTTACAGTTAAGACGAAGTCAGGCGGATACCATCTTTATTTTAACTACGATAAACGATTTGATAAAACTTCAATCAACCAAGTACGAGAAGACGGCGATAAATTGGATATTGATATTATTTCAAATAACTCTTTATTGTTCTCTCCACGTTGTGAAAATTATGAAGTTGTTAAAAATAAATCAATCAAAGATATACCCGACGACTTATCCGAATGGTTATTGGAAGGCATGAAACAACCTTTAATAAAAGACACAGGCAGCAAATCACCTAAAAAAGAAAATGTCAAAGTTGAAAAAGTTGAAGCAGATCAAGAACTTATAGAGATATGCAATAATATTGATGAAGAGTATATTGATGATTATAGAGATTGGTTAAAAATTATTTGGGCGTGTGCATCAATGGACAACCGAGAATTAGGAGCCATGATATCAAAACGTGGTGACAAATGGGATGAAGAATCATATAATAAACATTATGATAAATATGAAGAAGGGCGAGGCATTACAAAAGCCGTTTTATATTATTATTCCAAAATGTCAAACCAAGATAAACATTTTAAAATTATGAAGAAATATCACCAATTCAACGAAATTGAAAATCCAGAAGAACAAGAAATTGCTTTAACATTTTGTAAGTTTTATGGAACAGATTTTATAATCAACGATAAAAAAGAATATTACTTTAACGGTATATTCTGGGAAAACAAATCAGTTGAAAATAAAATTAAATTAAAATTAATTGAAGATCTTAAACAAATGTATAAAAAAATGTTACAACCACCGACAACCGAAGAAGTGATGATCAGAAATAAAAAGATAAACAAAATTATAAAATATTTGGGCACGTCATCAAAAGTAAAAGCGATATATGATTTTATTAAAGTTTATATTGCAAATGAGGATATCAAGTTTGATGAAAAGCCAAATATATTTTGTTTTAAAAACAAATGTTATGACCTACACACCAACGAATGGATTGAGCCTAATAAATTTGACTATGTGAGCCAATCCACAAGACGACCATTTATTAAACCTACAAAAGAAGATATACAAAAATTAAAAGATGAACTTATAAAAATATTTCCAAATGAAGAAGAACGGACGCTATATATGACAGTTCTTGCAACATCCCTATATGGTAAGACCCTTGAAAAGTTCACCGTGGCTAATGGATCAGGAGGCAACGGGAAAGGTTATCTTAATGAACTTATGATGTTTATGATGGGTGATTATGGAATAAATGCGGATTGTTCAATCGTGTTAGGTAACGGGAAACCTAAGGACGGCCCGAACGCTGAACTTGCATCAATTGCAAAAAAACGGTTAGTAATTATGACTGAACCAAATGAAAAACAAAAAATAAATATTGCAGTTGTAAAAAAAATGACAGGTGGTGACACCATCACGGCAAGGGCATGTCATAGCAACAAAACAGAACATAACATATATTTAACATTAATTATGGAATGTAATAAAAAGCCACAGTTAGATGGACGCATGGATAAAGCAATATTACGGCGTATTTTAGATATACCATTTAGAGCAACATTTACAGACGACCCATCACAGTTTGAAGGTGAAAAATATATTTATGAAGGTGATTCCAATGCAAAGTCACGAGAAAATAAAATGGAGCAATACTCCCCGCTGTTTGTAATTCTTATTGAATATTGGAAGATGTATCAAAAAAATAATATGAAGTTAAACGTGCCAGAAAGCATCCAAAAAAGAAATATCGAATATATGAAAGCATCAGACGATATATTGCAATTCATGGAAACAAACTATGAAAAGACAGATAATAAAAAAGATTATGTAAAATTCAAAGATGTATTCCAGCAATATAAATATATTGTTTATAAAAAAGCATCCATGAAAGAAGTAAGAGAGAAGATAGAAGAAAATGATTTTATAGACTATTACAAAGAAAAGCAAATTGATGGCAAAAAGTTAAAGTCAATTATCACAGGATACAAGATGAAAGAAGACGACGAGGAAGACAGTTTATTTTTTAAACCGAACCCCAAATTTGATTGCTTATAAATTATATATTAAAATGTTAACCAAAAAAAAAATAAAGTAAAAATATTATAAAAGTATTATAATATTTTTATTTAATAATGTGATTATA